TATCCATGGTTGGGTGTATTGGTGTTGCGAGTCGTGCGAAGGCAGTTAAGTTACAAGAGAATGTATCTCCTGGTAACATTTCATCAGCGTATATGGGGATTAATTCCCCAGCATCAAAGGTCGTTTTATGACCGAAGGAACGGTCGAAAGTTGAACGCTGTATGTCAGCGTGTGGAACTTCAACGAATTGTTTGTAAGATGGTGAATTGATGCGTGTGTTTCCGCGGTGTGGATTTTTCATAATATAAGCCTTCGTATAATTTGTGTTATGTTAAGTTTCAGGAATTTCTTGGGATTGTATCACGAACTCGTGAGCCTTTGCAAGTAGTTTTAATTCGAAGCTTTCTGTTTCGCCTGTAGTTGTTTCGAAAGTTGCGGTGTGCCAGAGGCTGTAATCCTCTGGATTAGTGGCTATAGTAGATTCTGATTTAGCCATATTTTGAAATTGTCGTAGTGCTACATTTTCATTTTCTAGACAGAATGGTTGATGATAAGCTTCAAGTTTTTTATCGAATATTGTGAATAGTTGCATTTTCATTTTAATTTACCTCTTTTATAGATGCTCATACGAGCTTTGAAAGTTTTCTCATGTTGAATGAGAGCCTCAGGCGTGAATTCACGCATGTTTTCTTCTTTTTGCTGTTGAAGGAGTAACCATTCAGCAGGATTAGATTTTTTGAATTTGTTATTGTAATAAGAGGGTACGGCAATTTCTTTGCCGTTTAAATGTATGCAGTTATTTTGCATTCGGTACATATCCGAATGGTATTTATCGTAATAAGTAGAGCCTATGCCAGGTCGTCTGGACATAAATGCTTTTTCAGGGGCTCTGAGATATTTATAGTTATAAGGTTGGTGAGTAGTTTGCTCACCTGTATCAAGATCTATATATTTATAATGTTGGCCTTTCATTTGGCCATAGATCTTTTTTTGTACGTATCCACAGACATAAGAGATAGATTCAGGGGTCACGTCCCCTACCGAGACGTACCCCCGAGGCTCTTGGTCAGAGGTACACCAAGCTGATTGTAAAGATTGTGATTTGTATAAATTTTTTGTTTTATTGCCTAGCAAGGGTATTTTGTCATCGAAATGATGTCCAAAGAGTATTGCATGGAAGTGTGGTCTGCCGAAGTTATCGCCATATTCGCCTACACCGAAGTAGCGAATGGATTTTCCCTGGTTACGTTTTTTTAGAGATCGTATAAATTTTTGCCAATGTGTATAGTCTAGGCCAGCATTGGGTGGTAATTGTTGTGGATTGTAAGTAAGGGTAATAAATGAAGAAGTTTCATTATGTGTTGTTTGTTCGTTAAGGCAACGAACAGTCCATTGTTGTTGTTGTTTAAAGCGACAGCCTGTGCAGTAGCCACAGGGTCTTGTCATACGTGGATAGTTATCCTGGTCTATTGGTGTATGTTGACCGTTAGGTTTTCTGTATCCTTGTACAGGGTGATAGCATGGCATGGTAGGATACCTGATTATTTAAAGACGTATCCCGCCTCTCATAGGGCGGCCATGGTGTCTTAGTGAATTTTTTTTATGAGTTCTACGAGCGGTTCTCGTAAAGAGGCGCTTAGATTTCCTAAAGTTCATTTTTCTTGCTCTTCTCATTGTATTTTCCTTATATAGTTATAGTTTTTTTATTGAGCGCGACCCTTTGAGGGACGACTCAATAGAGTTGTATCAAGTAGACAACTCTGCTGACGCGTCGGATTTATCCGACTTGTCTGCGGTCAGGGACGTAGTTTCCTGATCCGCTTCTGCTTGTAGAGCGGGATCTAAACGATCCTTTTCTGGAGCATGGGCTAAGCCCATTTCTACCAGGGCAGTATTGTTTTCAGGATTTTCAGCGAATTTTAAGAATTTGAAAGGTTCGTTATCGAATTGTGCCTTGACAGGGTCTGGCAATTCTTCGAATAACGTTTTCGCATTTGCTAATTGATTTTGTATATCCTGAAAGTCTATCCCAGTTACGTCACCGTACTGGGGTGTATTTTGTTTCATATTTGGCATAATTCCAGTTTCCATAAACTGAGCCAATATGAGGTTTATATCACAAGATGAGGCATGGGATTGTTCTGTTAAGCCATCATCATTGTGTGTTTCGGAATATTTTCCGTTGCCTGTATTATAGGCAGAACGGAATGTATGTTTTTTAATTCCTGTTGATTTTCTTGTAGTAGCCATATTATTTAGAATCCTGAATTAGGGAATTTTTTCTTAAGAAAAGTTTCCATTTCTTTTTTAGTCCATTTTTTTTCCATTACTATCAATATGGTAGTCGTCATTGCCAAGTTTAGCGGCAACAGTTCCTTTAGTAGTAAGTGGTTCCTGTGCTGCATTAAATGCAGAATTTATGTTGCCTTCAGTACCAGGCTCAAAGCCTAATGTATCCATAATGTCTGTTAACCAGCGTGAGAATTTAGCACCTAAGTTATAAATGTCTTTTTGATTTGTAGTTTTTAAGGTATTTGCCATAGTATTAGCAATACCAGCGGCAGTGCCTAGATTGCCAAGGGCTACAGTTGCTTTATTAAATTGTGGAGCCATTGCTCCAGCTGAAGATGCACCAGCTGGTGAAGATGCTTCTTTAGAACCAGCAAGTATAGGATTAATACCAGCTTTATGTAAATCAGCCATTCGGCGTTGTACAGCAGTATTGGACATTCTCTCTTGAAAGTCCATTTGTTTTTGAGTGGAAGCAGTTTGATGTGCCATTTGCTGTTGGGCTTGTTGGGCGGAAGCTACATTTTGTGATTGAGTACCCTTGTAACCAAGGATACCAGCGCCTAAGCCGCCTAAGAGTGCGCCCCACATTAGAAGTGAGTTCCTCCAGGAACCGACGTGATGGGCATGGGTCTCACACAACGTAATTTAAAGAGTGAGTCAAAGATGAATTGTGGTTCGCTTGCTACCGCAAGTGTTCTTTGTACGTTTGCTTTGCCTTGTTGTATCCAAGATTGTCCGAGAACAGGAAGGGCAGAGTAATCTTGAGCATAGTGCCAAGTTTCTAAAGATGTAGTAGCGTTAGAGCGGAATCGACCAGTTACTAGAGATGGTTTATATCTGTATTCGCCATAGCGTTCTTGATATCCGAAGACATTTTCATCTGCAGCTGAAGCATCAGCATAGATCTCTTTATTAAGTACCGCTTGTTCGCCGATAGTTGATAGAGTAGGCCAGTAATAATCATAGATTGTTGAACGTGAAACATACGGTTAAGGCCTTGTTGATATGTTAGTGCGGTGCGTACAGATACGAGACCGATAAGTATGCAGTGTTCGGTTGCTGAATATGTAAATGAGTGGCCAGATAGTACAGATGTGCCGATAGCAGATAAGTTACCTTGTGGTGTTGTTGCATCAGTAGATGATGTTTGTGCTACTGGCGAGATATTTACGGGTGAACTTCCTCCGCCTAAATATTGAGGGCGTTGAAGTCTAGCGTCAGGACTTGTGACATTAAAGTGACCTTTTATTACCTCGATATATCGAGAGCCAGAACGGGCTTGACGCTCTAAGAATTTTTGTGTTGCGAATGCCAGTCTTAATTGATTAATTGTGGCGGCAGTTGCTTGAGATAAATCAGCCCGTAAATTAGGATATCCAGCATTGTCAGGATCTTCTTCAGTCCACCAAAGTTCATTACCAGGGGCAACATTAAATTTTGAAGCTTTTGCATATAATACAGTTCCTGTGCCATCAGTTTCATAAGCATTTTGATTGACATCATTCCATAGTAAATTAGCTTTTCCGATTCCAGTAACAGGTGCAGAAGTACCCAAAGGAAGAGTCACATCAGGCCCTTTCTGAGGCCAAGGTAAAGCTGAAGTAAAGTAGTCGTGGCGTTTACCACGGTTAAGTACAGCATAAGCTGTTGCGTCAGCACCTGATGTTGTGTCTAGCGTTGCTGGTTTTTGTAAGTTTTCATCTCGGAACCAATCGTTCCAGATGAGAGTATATGCTCTATGCCACAGAGCAGAGAATACAAGGCCAGCTTGTTTTGTTGGTACGCCTAAGTAATCGGCGAGTGAGCCTTCAGGTTCACCGCCAACAGGGGCGGTAATTGTTGGAGCGACAGGAGCAGCGACTGTAAAGTCGGGAGTTTCGTCTAGTCGGGCAGGGCCAGAGGCTGTATAAGTTTTTGTTTCACCCATAAATTCTTCAAAATCGTCCCATATTAATCTAAGTGGGACAGAGAAGAAATGGGTGTCCATGAATGCATTGTCCATGGTTGGGTGTATTGGTGTTGCGAGTCGTGCGAAGGCTGTTAGATTGCAGGAGAATGTATCTCCGGGAAGCATTTCGTCGGCGTATATGGGGATTAATTCCCCAGCATCAAAGGTCGTTTTATGACCGAAAGAACGGTCGAATGTTGAACGCTGTATGTCAGCGTGTGGAACTTCAACGAATTGTTTGTAAGATGGTGAGTTGATGCGTGTGTTTGCGCGGTGTGGATTTTTCATAATATAAGCCTTCGTATAATTTGTGTTATGTTAAGTTTCAAGGATTTCTTAAGATTTTATCACGAACTCGTGTGCCTTCGCAAGTAGTTTAGGTTCGAAGGTTTCT